TTACTTCTTCAGTTCGATACTTACCAACATTCCCTCATAGGGTGACAAAATAAAAGCAACATTATCGACAACCCACCTGCAGTCTGCCTGTGGATCAAAACCCTCAGTGGTGACGGTGCACTCCGGGGTCAGTGCCAGTAGTTCAGGCGTGGCAGGCTGCGTGATGGACATCGACATAAGGTAGTCAGGTTCGGGCTTTGACTTTGTCTGGCTGGTGTTCGCGGCGACTCGCTCTGCATCTTGCTGTCGTGACCGTATAAACGCCTCTGCAGCCTGACGACTTGGCTGAGTAAAACCAGACGGTATTTCGGGCATCCCGGAGCCATGCCTCAGTACTTTGTGTTCGCCTGTCTGCGCATCGATATAAGGTACCAGCAGAGTGCCACCATTTCCTGCCGCCGTCTTTGAAGGAGTACTGGCTTTACTGCGGTGCGCAAACTGCCAGTATGTCCTCCCTGAGGGTGTTACGGTCACTTCTGGTAGTGGGTTACCACTGGCTGACCTTCCTGTCCCCTGCACCATAAAGACCTGATATCCGCCAGTCGCTTTACTGATGGCGTTGTATTGCCGCGCCAGTTTTGCCAGGAATTCAGCATCGTTTTCATAGAGCTGATCAAGATGCCCGGGCATCAGGTTGTTAAGCTCCGGTGATATGCTGGATAAAAGTCCATTTTCTGCCGCAATGGTTCTGACAATCTCACCAATACTGACATTCTCCCATGAGCGAGTTTTCTGGCTCTGCATATTATACGGATGCAGTGTGTTGCTACTGGGCACAGCCAGCGCGCTGATAGTGATGGCTCGCGGCGGTCCCTGTAGAGAGACTGAATCAACAACAAAAGTCCCCTTTTCCACCAGAAACTCATCGAACCCGATAGCCAGTTTTAATTTTGCACCTTTTGATGGCAGCATCATCGTCGGCGAAACCAGGTTGATAGTCAGCTTGTCTGATTGAGGATCGTCTCCGGTTGCCCCGTAATCAGTCAATGTCAGGTCGGTGAGATATTTTGCGACCTCTTGAGTAATATTTTTATCTTCAGCGACTAATGAAAATGTGGGCAAACTGGGATTAACGTTATTCATGGGATCACCATAACGACGGGGTATATATTGTGGGTTCTTCAGCAATGACAGGGAGTTTTATTTCAATGCCAGCCTCGTAATAATTACCGAGCTCAGAAAGTCCGGGGTTAGCATTGAATACATCAATTAAGTTTTTCGTATCGCCGTAAAACCGCCAGCATATTTCATCAAGAATATCACCATCACGGGTTATATATATTGTCACCATAATATTTTATCGCCATCGTAAATTGCTGATGTTTTGGTATTCCGGCCATTAAAAACCTGTCTGCCGTATCGGAGAACTCAGATACCACCCAATACCCCAGAATCTCACCTGTACCGGATATCAGGAGTTTTGGTGTGGTCACATCACCCAGCAGGCTCAGTTCATTGACCGGTTGAGTACCTACAAACATCTTACTTACTTTGGGGGATATCCGGCGATTATCCGTATACACCTCACCTGAAAAAGAGATTGTCGGTGTGGACTTTCCTGTGTATTGAAGGCTGTCACGCTGGCCAAAACGCTGCTGCTCCACCCAGCGCCAGGACAATGACCGCTGGATGCTCTGATAGGTCGCATCATCGATATTGAAATTAAAATCACCGAGGGTCATCATCGTCTTAAAATTATGCTTTACGCCAATATCAAGAAGGGCAAAAGCGTCACCGGTCGCGACCTTTGCCAGGCCAAAAATATCCATCAAAAACCCTCCCCGATCAAATCAGATAGCGTCAAATTCCTGAAGTCGATGCCATCAATACCGCCAGGAACTGAACTCAGATAAACCATTAATGAAACGATATTAAGCGTATCGATCCCATTTATCCGCCTTACGCCTTCGCCTGGTATTAACAGTACCTTCTCTTTTCCGTTTACTGAGCGCCTGTAATAACTAAGTGCTATTTCTATTGAGGTTGATTTATTCGCACGCCCAGCACTTCCCGTTGGGTCGGAAGAACTTCTTGATATAAATCCCTCGACTTCATCTTCAATACCCGAAACCCCGCCGGAACCAAGATAACCTTCACGAATAACAAGTCTTGTGCTGATAAAAAGTCTGAATCCTATGGCGGCAAGATCATCAAAATTAGCGCCACGGATCTTCAGGCCGGCGATTAATGGCTGTATACCATCATCAGTAATTCGTGGGCCGTCCATGTGACCCGCAAAATACTCCGATGTTTTAATCACTAAATCGGGTGCCCGATATTCCACGGCATTAGTGATATGCCGTCCACGATGCCAGACAGACCAGCTTTTTAATTGTGACGACATATCACCCTCCGAGGGTTGGTGGTGTCATGATGCCGCTGTCACCAAGGCTTAATTTGAAGACATTAATGGCAGCCTCTCCCACTTTTTTCCCGATGGTCATGGCATCATCGCCTGATGCAGCCTGAACGGTGATGTTGAAGGGGAATTGTTGAAGAGTAGGCATCCCGCGTTCAGCATTCTTCGATGCATTGGCATCATTTAAAATATTCAGAAGAGCGCTATCTGCCGCGTTTTGGGTCCTTTCTTGACCATTCAGATCATAGTTTTCATATGCCGTACCCATACCTGTCTGTTGTGCTGATTGTTTAGTAATTTGCGCAGCCTGCCAGCGAGCTGTTTCCTTCTTCGCAAAATTTTGCACAAACTCATCGGTATCCAGCCAATTAATTCCCTGTTTTTCGGCTAGTCTTTCTCCCTCTTCAACTGCCGCCCTTCCTACTTCTGTGAGATTATTCGCCTTTTCAAACTTAGTTTCATAATCAGCAAAATATTCACCGATGAAATCAGCGAGCACCTGAAGTCCACGCCATAAGGCAGACAGAACCGGTTTTAACTGACTTTCCCAAAAATCACTGATTGATGTTGCGAAACCAGAAATCCCTTCAACCAGAATGTCTTTCCCGCCAGTCCTAAACCAACTGGAAAACTCATCAGCATATTTCGTGATGGATGGTGCCAGGTCACCAGCCAGTGTGCCTATAACTTCTTGTGCTGCACTGCTTAATGCTGTCCACATACTGGACATAGCCATCTGGCCACGAACAGCTCCTTCTTCACCCTTTTTGGTCGTCAGGATGTACTTTTCCTGTGCAGACATCAGCTCTTCGTACGTTTTGCCTGACATTTTCATGTACGCGAGTATTTTGTTGCCCTCACCACCCATTACCATGTCAATCATTGAGCGGGCGACCTGCTCATCCTTCACTTCGAGCGCCCGGTTCAGGATGAGCGCCATCTGCTCTTCGTTTGTCTTTCCAGTGAGTGAACTACTGGTTATCCCCAACCCTGTAAAAGCGTCACTGACGGAAGACTGCTCACCGAGAGCCTTGAATTCACCGATTTTATTGGATAGCTCTTCAGCAAGATCGCCGAATGCCTCTCCATTCATCCCAATCTGTTTTCCTACCGCATCCCAGGCTTTGAACTTATTCAGGCTGACGCCATATCCCTTCGCCACACCAGCCTGTTCTGCTGTAGTAGCATTGATGGCCAGCGCTCCTCCGACTAATCCTGTAGCTACCCCGAAAAGTGGACCAGCCCCAGACATGGCTGCTCCAAGCCCTGCTTTACCAATTCCGGCAGCACCTCTCAGCGGCGCGGTCAAGACCTGACGAATTCTCAGCGTACGATTGAGCTGTTCCGCATCCCTGTTCGCCTCTTCAATACTTTTTCCAAGCTCTGTATATTCTCTTTTCAGCCGGCTCACATCCTTGCCTGCCAGCGTGCCTTTTTTGATTTTCTGTGCCAGGACTTCTTGCTTTTTAGTCAGTCTGGCAACTGCCATTTCAGCGTCAGTGATCCCTTCCGTGAGCGTTTTTGAAGAACTTTTGAAACTATTTGAGACGACACCACCGAAAGTCACGGTAGCTTTGAAATTACTCGACACTACACCCATATTACTTTTTCCTTGTCAGAGATAAGAAATCAACAAATACGCGGAAAGGTAAATTGCTAATTTCAGAGGGTTGCCATCCCTGCATGGTCAGGGACAATTTAATTATTGCCCGCTGGATTTCTCTTTCTGATATCCCATTTTTTTCAGCAATGCCGCCCGTTTTTGTGGCGGAACCATAAAAACGACAAACTGATCCTCAAGCTGTTTGTAATCGGCAATCGTCAATCCTTTTAGAACATCCACGTCCTGTCCGCATAAATCAGAAATCATGATTAAATCCTTTTCATCTTCGGAGCATGTCAGATAGCTGAACTTCAGACGGTCAAATACTTTCGGCTCACGCATAGAAAGGCATTTCAGTTCATTTCCCTGTTGATCCTTGATGGGGGTATACAGCGTAATAATTTTCACTTCTGCCGGATATGTCATTAAAAAACCCTTAAATATAAAAAGGGCGCCTGAGCGCCCATTAATTATTGATAGCTGGAATGAATTACAGGTTTTTGCCCATTACAAAATCGGTAATTTCTTTAAACTGATCGACACCGTTAATGCGCCGCACGCCATTGATAGCATCAATATAAACCACTTCTTTCCCGTCAATGGTTCGTGAATATAATGAGGGGCGCAGTGTTATGGTTACACCGCTTTTGGCACGATCAGTCTCCGTTCTGGCATCGGATTCATATCGCGTAATTAACCCCTCCATCTTGTCCTCGATGAGATTTTTATTTTTTCCTGAGACATACCCTTCACGGACAACAAAACGAGGATTGCCACCAGACTGGAAGCCAAACAATGACAGGATTCGCTCATCAGCCCCCACCAGCTTTATCGCGACGCTCATCGCCTCCATGCCATCATCGAGAACCAATGGCATATCCATGTGGCCAGCGCGAAACTCAGCTTCAGTGATACCGAGTGCCGGCGGTGTGTATTCGGACGCATTGGCTACGTGAGAGCCCTCAGAATAAAGCGCCCAGCGGGTTAAAAATGTTTTTGTCATTGCGCGCCACCTTTAGCGTAATTAGTGTTCAGACGGACACGGCAGGTAATACGCTCAGTCGGCGATTTGAAACCGTAGTCATAATCGATATACAAATGACCCGCCACGATGGTTTCCGCCGTATTAATTTCTTCATCGAGCCACGCCTTGCCGCCATGAATCGCCCCAAGATCTGTCTGTTCCTTCAAATAGGCACTCACAGATGCCACAGCATCATTGGCGAGCATGATGTCCAGCGGTCTATCAAGGTATGGGAATAACCCAGACTGGATGGAATCGCGCAGGATGTCATCGGTTCGCACCGCCACCTCAAACCAGCGTAATGGATCAATGCTGCAATTTCGGTTACCCCAGTGCCGGAATCCGCCGTAATTGATGATGGTGCTGACGCCGTTCATGTTGAGCTGGTTGGCGACGGTGTTTTCATCACCGATTGACCAGCTGTCAATTTGCTCAAGCCCTTCAAAACCATACATCGCCTGGTTTGACTTTGACCACCACCAACCCAGAACATCATCAATACGCGATCGAAGTCCGGCGGCGTAAGCTGAAGCGGGACGATAAATTTTCTCACCTTTTTCATTTGTGACTTTTACGCGTGGCCGCAGAATTTCAACTCGTTCGCCATAAAGTGTATGACGCTGAATGACATCGGCTGGCGTGGCCATCGAGAGGCTGTCCAGATAAGTCACCGCACGAAGTTGCGTGGCCACGGATTCCAGCTTCTTACCCACGCCATCATCTTCAGAAAATTCAGGTGTGATTAAAATTTTCGGCGTTACTGAAACCGCAGCCTGTGCAGACAGTAGAATATCAATGCCCGCGATGATGTTGGCCAACCTCAGCAGCTGTTGATGTTGATGCGCCGCTTGTGGCCACGAGCGTAATCGTCAATTCCTGGTTCGCAAATGTCGCGGCGACTGTTGTCACAGAGTCATCACCCAGCACGGCCACCACACTTAACGCATTCCCCTGCATGCCAGGAAAGAGCTCAGTGGCAGAATAAGTAATAACGTTATCGAGAATCGACGTTCCCGTGACAAGTGATGCCGCCACCGTTCCCGCTGAATCCGGCGCGGTACCCACGATACCAATCGCCGCCGTTTGCACTGTTGCAATCGGGTAGATATTGCCACCCGTTGTTTGCATATCGATGCCATGCAATCCCATATTTTCCCCTTATAAAAAAACCACCCGAAGGTGGTTGTGGTTAATTCATGCCTTGCGGCGGCGAATGCCTTTGGTTTGCTGTTTCTTAAATCATTTTTTTCTAATCATGGCCTTTAGCTCTGCAACTTCTTCTCGTAGAGCTTCAACATCTGTTTTTTTATGCTGCACTGGTGCGGGAATGACTGTTATGTTCTCGCCGTCAAATTTAAAAGCACCCACTTTAAAGCCAGGTGGAAGCGCTTCAACCTCTGCCACGCTCTTTCCCAATGGATTAAACATTGATACGGCAAAGATATTGCCGCGCTGTGGTACAGGAGCATCTACGACGGAAACAATCACACCGTTTTTGTCATACATGATTTTTATTGTATCGTCCGCAAATAGCTCCTGGCATTCATACCAATCCTGGCCATCCTCAGAAATAAGAAATGGAATTGAATTAACGTTCTCACCGAATTTTTTTGCATCCACTGCAAATGGCAGTGTCGATTTGAAATTTTTAATATTTTGCATTATTCATCCCACCACGTTTACCCAGGCACCACTAATGAATTTTTGCTGCGGCTTGTAATAAATGCCCGTAACAGTATCAGAACTGTCAAAGGGGCTTGTTGCCAGCCCAGCTTGCACACAACCAGACGGCACTTGTTGGTCACTTCCGCTATCATCGCCAGTTGTACGGGGTTGCCAGACCATTGCACCAAATTGAATATCATTAACCAGGCTATCTAAATGCGATACCAGGTTCCCGCTCCTGAATACCCCACCAAGTATATTTCCGTTGGATGTGAATCTTGTTGTGTTGGTTCCTATCGCGTAATTAGGGTCAAAAATCCATTGATGAACTTCACCTCTGTCATTAACCGAAGTGATGCATGGTGAAGGCCACTTATCCGCACCATCGACCAATACACCGAAATCACTTGATGCCAGATAACCAATCCCAGTTGTTTGCACTACCGCTTTTGTCAGCGGTAAATACATATTTCCAGCTGCTGAATAGATATGGCTAACAAATGGTGCCATTCCGCTAGTTAACTGGCTCGCTGTCGACCCGCCACCAGGCCAACCAGTGGTATTAAATTCCATCCCCAGCGCACCTGTCATGGTGTCGCCAGTTTTGGATACTACGTTCAATTCTCCTGCCGTTGGCTTGTTTAATGGGCCATATAGGTTTTGTGCATTTCGCAATACTATTGCACCCGTCGCCTTGTCAATTATCAGCCATTCAGCTGTTAAATGACCTGCACTAGAAACAAACATATTTGCCGTGTGTACAACGGTAGCGTCACTACCGTATAAAATGTGAGTTCCCGCACCAAACGCGCCAAAATGAGAATCGGGAGCGCCACCACCCTGTTTAAATAGCGCGGTTTGCATTCCTAATGGGCTAAGAATCTCACCATCAGTCATATCAATGGCAATACTACCCAAGCCCCAACCGCCATTTATCAGCAATCTGCCAGGTGTGGCGTCAATTACCGTTTCTTGAGCGTCATGCGTTGAGCCACTACCCAGCCCAAGATGATCGCGGGATAACTGCTGTGCCTCTGCACCGGCTGCGGCTATTTCTGAAAGATTGTTACCAATTCGCAAATAAAGCGTATTAGCCCGCTCTTCCGTTAAATAATCCTGGGGGCTAACTATCAATGTGATATCGCTAGTGCTTGAGACTTGCAGTAAATATTCGATACCCAATTTTGCTGCATAACCACTATCAGGCGCAGGTTTGACCTGGTCGGGATAATTACTGACGCTATATCGTTTCTTTCGCGGAGACAGCATTCTCAAAAGTCACTTTACCTTTAAAAACCCAGCCATCAGGCGACGCGGTCAAGCTTATTTCACCGCCTGCCAGCTCGATGGCCAGTACGGTAACTGTTTTTCCGTAAACGCTGGCTCCCTTGATTGGGATGACGCGAAAGATGCCATGCTTGCGTGAGCGTTTATGGACAATGGAGGGGTCAATGCCACCCGTATCCCAGCAAGTACGCCCAATGGTCATTTACCTGAGTTCTATTCCGTAGCGCAACACTCAGTATTGTGCAGTCAATTGGTAGCGCCTGAATTCGCATTTGAAGCGTTGATGCATGATGCGGCTGAGGCATATTGCCAGGACATTCCCGCGCCACTTAAAACCCTGCTGCCAGACTACCAACGGATCGAAACTTTCGTAGATGGGCTTATCCGCTTTAAGTACAACTTGCCGCCGAAACAGTCCGCCGTTGTGAAATATGCCGACCTGACAATGCTGGCCACTGAACGTCGAGATCTGGACATTGATGACGGTATGGCAGAGAACGCAATACTGCGTGAGGGAAAAGCTCATGAACACTAAACCCAACGTGCCACCTTCAATTATTGACATGTGCTGCGGGTCTCGCATGTTCTGGTTCGATAAGCAGGATGAACGCGCTTTATTCAGCGATGTCCGCACCGAGCAGCACACCCTTTGTGATGGCCGTAAGCTGATTATCACCCCAGATTTGATTGCCGACTTCCGCGCGCTGCCATTCGCCAGTGACTCGTTCCCAGTTGTCGTGTTTGACCCGCCACACCTTGAGCGTGTCGGTGAAAATGCGTGGATGCGCAAAAAGTATGGTGCCCTGAACAAAAATACATGGCGCGATGACCTGCGCGCTGGTTTCCATGAAGCATTCCGAGTGCTACGGCCACAAGGAGTTCTCATCTTCAAATGGAACGAAACGCAGGTGCCGGTTAGCCATATTCTTGCGCTAACCGACGAGAAGCCGATTATCTGGCAACGTACTGGAAAATCCGACAAAACCTACTGGATTATTTTTGTGAAGAGAGCTGTGTAATGGCGAATACATTACAACCACTCGCAGACTCAGCTCGCTGGATGATACTAAACACTAGGCTAAATACGTGTCTGCTATCTGGAGGATAATTAATCCAGACCACTAATACTGACTAGTAAACGCGCCCTGGTGCAGCCGGGTGTATGGAGGACTTATGGCCAGAACATTAACGTTAGATGCATGGGCTCTTGATGAATTTACCGCTCCTGTACCCAGCAAACCTACACTGCTGAAGTATGCGAAAAACGGCATGATATCTCCCCCACCTTTTAAAGCTGGGCGATGCTGGCGTGTTGAAGCTACGGCTCGCTTTATTGGCATGACAGATAAACCAGTGATAAAGAAAGATGACAATCCACGTTTAATGAGGATTCTCGAAGATGGCGCGCCCCCGTAAATACAACGTGAATATCCCCGGTCTGTCCTGCTACACCGACGCCAGAACCAAAAAAGTTTACTGGCGTTATAAGCATCCTGTAACCGGAAAATTTCACGGTTTAGGTGATAACGAAGAGGAAGCTAGAGGTATTGCCATCGAAGCCAACACTCGCTTGGCTGAGCAAAAGATGAAGCAACTGTTCTCTATACGCGAAAAAATCAGCACTAAACTCGGACTTTCAATCACGGTAACCAGTTGGCTCGATAGCTACATGAAATTTCAAAACGAAAGGCTGAGTGCTGGAGAAATTAAACTCAACACCTTTAAACAAAAATCAGCGCCCGTAGAAGTATTCCGCCGAGAATGCGGCTCAATGGAATTGCAGTCAGTTGGTGCTCGAGATATCGCGACCATTATTGAAGAGTATAAAATTCGCGGACAACGGCGTATGGCCCAGATTGTTCGAATGGTTCTGGTCGATGTTTATAAAGAAGCTCAGCATGCCGGTGAGGTCGAACCGGGTTATAACCCGGCGCTGGCCACAAGAAAACCAATCAATAAAGTTCAGCGTGAGAGGTTTAGCATTGATGAGTGGCGGATAATATTCAACACCGCCGAAAACAGTCAAAACTATGTACAGAATTCTATGCTGCTTGCCGTCGTAACAGGGCAACGCCTGGGGGATATTTCTCGGATGAGGTTTTCAGATATCTGGGATGATCACCTGCATGTAGAACAGGAGAAAACAGGGATGAAACTAGCAATCCCCCTTTCTTTACGCTGCAACGAACTGGATATAACGCTGCGCGAAGTGATAGCCAGATGCCGTGACATGATTATCAGTCCGCATATTTTGCATATTCATCACACAACAGGGAAAGCTAAGCGTGGCGGACCAGTTTCAACTGCATCGATAACCACTTCTTTTTCTCGCGTCAGGGATAACAGTGGTCTGAAATGGAAAGAAGGAACGCCCCCCACCTTCCATGAACAACGATCCTTATCAGAACGACTTTACCGGGCACAAGGAATCGACACACAAAAATTATTGGGCCATAAAAATCAGGCAATGACTGATCGGTATAACGATGATCGAGGAAAAGACTGGATTGTTTTAGCTATTTAA